TTTACTGTATTTTTCCAGTCGCACCCAGTTTCCCCTTAACAATTTTGTAAAACATTTACTATAATTGGTGTTATCTGGTAATTTTTTTACACTTTGTGTCATTTTCTGGTGTATACTGGTAGATTTGACTGCCAATTCCTAACAGCAAAATTTTTCTGCAAGTTGTTCTGATATTAGTACAATGTAAGTAATTACTGGAAGCTATGCTGTCAGATACTGACAGGGGTAGGTACGTAATGGAAAGAACTGGAATTGTACGTGTTTTAGTACAATGGCAAGAACTGGAACGCAAAGCATAGGACTGGTACATACTACCATTGTACGTAAATGTGTACATGATGTCGCATCGTATATAGGCGATGTACGATTGTACTGAATTTAGTACAATGGAAGATGCTACCAGTGGTAGGCAAGTATCGGAAAGGATAGCACTGGTACATACTTACAATGGGAGGAACTGGGATTGTGTTGATTTTAGTACATGTGGTTGTATCGTAGATTGGCGATGGGAGATGGCATGAATATTGCATGTAATGTACTCATTATTGTTAAAAATATAACGTAATTTATTTTAATTTTTTATTGAAAAGTAGTTGACAAGCTTTTTTAATGTGTGCTATAATAAGGCATAAGTTAAAACAAGTCAACTTAAGAAAGGAAAGGTATTAAAAATGAAAAAATTCTTTGTTAGTGTAGTAGCAGAAAAAAGTGAGCCAGTTATTTCTGATTTTACCTCTTATGAAAAAATGTTAGAGTTTTACGCTAATTCATGCTTATCTTTAGCAGGAAATAAAGGAACAGTTTTAGTATATGATGTTTCTAATTACGGCGGTATAGGCAATATAATGATTGCGGCATATATTGACGAAAGCATTGTCTATGTAACAACCGGTATTGTTGATGACAAACGCATTATAAATGTAACTGAAAAAGACGAGCTTATATTTGACGCGAGCAAACGATTTGAAAGTGTGCAATACGAACAAGCCGAAGCCGACAAGGATACCGCCGACTATAGCGTATATATCGGGCATCACACTTTTAAGTATATAGGCAGGGATGCGAGCGATTTAGTGTATAAAGTTTTAGAGGGGCTTTTTTCGAGCGTGTCTAAGGATAGGGACATTATTACAATTATAGATAAGAATACCGGAAAATCATATAAAATATACTATGTAAAGGCATTATATAATTGTATGATTAAAATAAATGATGGCAACTTTATGTCGTTTGAATACTATAGATCTGAAAAGCGTCGCGAGTTAATGAATTATATTAGAAAGGAAGTGATTTTATGATAAAGCTAACAGCGGTACTTCTCGCCGCACAGCTTTTCGCATCACAAGTAGCGGTTTATGAGCCGCCACTTGTGTATGGTGACGTAACGGTAACTTATTACTGCGCATGTGAAAAATGCTGCGGGAAATGGGCGTATAACCGCCCTAAAGATAAAAACGGAAACGTCATTGTATACGGCGCAAGCGGTGATAGGCTTGAGCCTATGAATTCGGCGGCTTGCGATGCAAGCGTGCCGTTCGGTACAAAGTTTGAAATAGAACTAGATAACGGCGAAACGCTGAAAGTATCTTGTTCCGATCGTGGCGGGGCTGTTTCCGGCGCTCATATAGACGTATACGTTGGTAGCGATAAAAACGCACATAAGCGCGCGTTAAAATATGGAAAAAGAAAGGGGGTTGCTTATGTACTTAAGTAATAGTAGCGCGGAATATATGCCCGCGATTGCGCTGTTGTCGATTTTTATTATATTTTCATCTTTGGCAATAATCGAGGTTATAAAACGCGATAGGCTACGAAAAAAGTTGTTTAATGAAAGTAAAGTTAAAGTTGGAGAATATATTGATAAAATTTTAGCTTACTACTCTTATGAGTGTTATTTGATTGATTACTATATGCGTTTCCGCGAAACGTCAACGGCGGCACTTCATCGTGATTATGCTAGGGCTATCCGGCGTGCGTTAGTATACGCCGGCGTGCCTAAAGAAGTTATTGCGGAATATGAAAAAAGAAAGGTTGTAAGGCTATGAGTTATGATATAAAGGGGTATGTTTCAGTACGGAACAACGAGGAAAAAAGAAATGGTATTTTTTCAGCAACTACGTTAAAAATGCCATATGGTGCAACTGTGCAAATACCGCATATGGTTTTAGATGCGGTTGAAAAAATGGAAGAAATTGATGGAAGCGAACTCAAGATTACTTTCTATATAAGGAAGTCAGAGAAAATTGGTTATAATGGGGTAATTAAGAATTGGAAAGAAATTCAAAAACGAAAAGTTTGAATTTTTTCGAAAAAACTTCTTGACTTTTAATAGAATAGGGTTTATACTAAAAGAGTAATCAAGGTTACTTGATTGTAAAACTTCCCGCAGGCGGCGTTTTTTCACAAATAAAAGTTACAAATGAAAGTTAAAAATGCCTTTTTCACCTTTAACGCCGCCTTTACAATGATAGACCACTTTAGGTTTATATATTCCATTTTAATTAAGAAAGGACAAAACAAAATGAAGAAAATTACTAGACGATTTTATTCAACCACAATTTATCCGGTAGCAGTAGTTATGCGTGACGGGCAGATTGAAAAAGAGGACTTAGACCCGATCGTTATCGAGGACAAGTTGGATTTAGCAAAGGCAGAAAAAATTGCCAAGAAAGCGTACAAAGAAAAAACCGTTATTGTCGAGGACTTAGTTTTCACAGATGAGCTTAGAGGAATGAGCACTGAAACGTTCTTAAAACATTCAGAAGTTATCGAAGAAAAAGAAAAAGACGTAAAGGAAAGTGAGGCATAATCATGGAGAATACAACAGTAGCAGTTAGAGGCGGAAACACAATCAACGCAGTTTGCAGTTTAACGGCAGAGACAAAAGAGGATAAAGCGAAGCTGTTCAGAATTATGAACAACCCAGACAAACGACTTTCGGATTGTATAAATGAGACACTGGAGATTACCGACGTGTATATTGAACCTGTGCAGGTTGAGAACCAAGTAACAGGGGAACAGGAAATTGCACCAAGGATTGTACTCATCGATAAAGATGGTACGTCGTATCAATGTGTTTCTATCGGTATCTATAGCGCATTGCAGAAAATTGTTTCCCTGTTCGGCGAGCCGACTTGGAAAGAACCGATGCCGTTAAAAGTATTGAACATTAAAAAGGATAAAAAGCAGATGCTTACCCTCGATGTGATGTTCTAAAAATCTAGGCGGGGCAATAGCTCCGCTTTTATTATGAGGTAGTTATGAAAATTTATGAAAGAAAAACATTTCCATTGCTTTCAAAATCGCCTTTCGTTTTTACGCTAGACGAAGTTTCTTTTCACTTTTCTACAGAACGCCATATGCAAAAATTTATGGATAATTATATGCAAAATAGAATTGACGTTTCTATGAACTTAACCAAGCGTTGGCATTTTCATATACGCTTGGATTTATTAGCAGATTTATACCTTTATACACAGATAGAAAATAGAGGTTTTCATATTATTTATAAAGAAAGGGCTATAAGATGGCGAGGTCAAGTAGAATTAAGTGGACTAATGCTGACGATGAAAGACTGATAAATATAGCAATGCGTTTTAATGCTAAAATTGCATATGTTGGAATTGAGAAACCACATATAGCAGACATACAGCCTTCCCCTGTATCGGTGCAGGACTTAAAATCACATTTACTTTCTTATCCTCGAAGTGAGTTTACGCGAACTATTTCAAGCTTATCCGATTATCTGAAAGAGGGGGCAGAACTCCCATTCACAACGTCAAAAGGTGTAAATACAACTCATTGGCAGATGGAACAAATAGAAAGAACTTTCGCTGATATAAATAAGGCTAGAGAAAGTGAGATTGATAAATTCAAGCCCTCTATTTATAAGGGTACAATGCACACGATAAAAGAAAGTGGGCTTTTACCAAGAAAAAATACGGTACAGGAAGTACTTCCTAAAAACTGGGATAAATGGCTTTCAAGGATTGAGGCCCAGCGGCTTTCTTATATTGGGGACGAACGGTATGAGCGTTATAAACAGAACTTTATAAAAGCGGTAGATGTAAATCTTGGTAGTGAGGAACTGCATAACAAACTGGAAAAAATACCTGCAGAAGTACTTGTACAAGAATATTACACTAATCCGATGATTAGTATCGATTTTGTATATGACCCTAAAGATGCCGCTGAAATTAGCGAAGCATTGATGCAACGCCTTGATAACTTGGAGTATTAACTATGAAATTTACGGCAGATTTTGAAACAATCACAGACCCTAACGACTGCCGCGTATGGGCTTGGGCTTTATGCGCTATTGATGATACGGATATTTTTTACTACGGTACAACGATAGACACGTTTATGGAATTCATAAAAGAACACGATGAAGTGACACATTTATATTTTCATAACTTAAAGTTTGATGGTGAGTTCATTATATATTGGCTGTATCATAACAACTATAATTATGTAAAAGATAAGCGCGATGTCGTGTGTAAAAGTTTTTCAACGCTGATAAGCGATAAAGGGCAATTTTTTTCAATGGAGATTGGCATAACTATGCAGAGAAACGTAAAAATTTATGATTCTCTGAAAGTACTCCCATTTTCTATAGCTAAAATAGCAGATGCTTTTCATCTACCTATTAGTAAGCTAGAGATTGGCTATGAAGCGTTTCGTTCTGTGGGCCATGAGCTAACAGATGAAGAAATAGCGTATATTAAAGGTGACGTTACTATTGCGGCTATGGCATTAAAACAGTTGTTTTCGCAAAATATGAAGAAAATGACAACGGCTTCAAATGCAATGGCTGAATATAAGGAAATTGTCGGCGATTCACGTTTTAGTAAATGGTATCCGGTTCCATCTTATGATTCTGATATAAGACTTTCATATAGAGGTGGGTTTACTTATCTTTCAGAGCGGTACGCGGATAAAGACATTAAAGATGGAATTGTGCTTGACGTAAATTCTCTTTATCCGTCTGTTATGTACTATAGTTTACTTCCGTATGGTGAGGGTGTTTTCTTTGATGGTAAGTACGAAAAAGATGATGAATATAATTTATACACGCAAACTTTTAGTTGTGTGTTCGAGTTAAAAGAGGGGTATATACCCACAGTGCAAATAAAAGGTTCGCTTGCTTTTGTTCCTACGGAATACTTAAAATCAAGCGGCGATGAATATGTAACTTTAACCATGACAAATATTGACCTTGAAATGTTCCTAGAACATTATGATGTATACGATATTGACTATATATGCGGGTGGAAATTCAAAAGTACAACAGGGCTTTTCAAAGAATATATAGATAAATGGAATGGAATTAAAGTGCAGGCTACGATTGAAAAGAATGGTGGATTACGGACAATAGCAAAGCTTATGCTGAATTCATTATATGGTAAATTCGCATTGAACCCTAAAGTAGCGAGTAAGATTCCATATTTAGGCGAAGATGATGTAATACATTATTATGTGACCGAAGTAGAAGAACGTGAACCAATTTATATTCCTGTAGGCACTTTTATAACCGCATGGGCTAGGCATAAAACAATAACTTCTGCACAAAGCGTATATGACAGATTTATATATGCTGATACAGATAGCTTGCATCTTGAGGGCTTAGAAGAACCTAAAGGACTTGAAATATCAGATACGAAACTAGGCGCATGGAAAAAAGAAAGCGTTTTCACAAGGGCGCGATTTTTACGACAAAAATCATACATGGAAGAGATAAATGGAGAACTAAAAATAACATGTGCAGGTATGCCACCTGCATGTTATCCTTATGTGACATGGGATAATTTTCATATCGGTGCTTCTTATCCATTTAGACTTAGACCGATGCACACGCAGGGTGGCATTGTTCTTGTAAATGCACCTTTTACAATTAGAAAATAAATGTTGACAAAATACGGAAAAAGTGATAAAATGAATATGAGGGATAGGGCGGTTCAATTCACTGCCGATTACGAGGACGCTACGGTTGAAAAATATCGCCTTGTATCTATGGAATTAGCAAGCCGTTGTGAAACTGCCTTATTACCTCTAAAAGAGAGGTAATTAAAATGTATTGGGATATAAACATTTCATTATCATACAATAGGTTATTCAATTTTATAGTCGGTGCTAGAGGTGTAGGAAAAACATACGGGGCTAAAAGATGGGCAATCAATGATTTTCTAAAGAACGGAAATCAATTCGTTTATGTGAGACGATATAAAGAAGAGTTTAAGAAAATTCCGAAGTTTTTCGCGGATATTCAAGACGAGTTTTCAAAGCATGAATTAAAAGTTGTTCCGCCAAACTTTGTTATTGATGGAAAAGTAGCAGGAACGTATATCGCGCTTTCGACAAGTAAAATCGAAAAGTCGACGCCTTATCCTAGCGTTACTAAAATAATATTTGATGAATTCATACTTGATAAGGGCTTCCATCATTATTTACCGGATGAAGTTACAAACTTTTTAGAACTTTATTCGACCGTAGCGCGTTCACGTGATGTAAAAGTATACTTTTTAAGTAACGCACTTTCGATAACAAACCCATACTTTCTATATTTTGACTTAAAACTGCCGTATGGGAAATCCATTAGCACAAAAGATGACATATTGCTTGAGTGTGTGCAGGATTCAGAATATGAAAATATGATGGCACAAACAAGATTCGGTAAACTTATTGCCGGAACGCCTTACGCTGATTATGCAATAAAGAATGAGTTTTTACGAGATGATAAAAACTTTATCATGAAAAAGACTTCTTCCTCGAGTTGCTTATTCGGACTGAAATATAAAGACGAGATTTTCGGTGTATGGAGTGATTATAAAGCAGGACTGATGTTTGTTTCAAACGATATAGACCCGTCGTGCTCACTGGTTTATTCAACTACGCTTGATGATCATTCGCCAAATACAATGCTAATGAAAGGACACAAGTCAAGACTTATTGAAATTTTTATACGTTGTTATAAAGAGGGTGTTGTACGTTTTGAAACAATCAATATTAAAAATATGTGCAATGATATCATAAAAATGACATTATAAGAAAGGAGGGTAAATGAATGGCTCATAAATATTTATATGTGCATAACAGAAAAAGAATTCTGAAAGAAATCGGCTTGTATAATGGAGAGACTACAACAGAGAATAAAACAGAAAGTTATAAGAAAGCTGTCTTATTACTCAATAAGAAGTATCTACCAAAACAGTACCATACGGGACTTTACTATATTGCTTCTGATAATATTCTAAGAACGATTGATAACATTAAGAACGCAAAATCAGAGCATTTCAAGGTTCAAGAATTCCGTTGTAACTGCGGCGGAAAATATTGTGCAGGTTATCCCGCGGCTGTTTCAAAGAATTTACTAATTGACCTAGAAAAAATCAGAAGCACTATAGACCAACCGATGCGTATTACAAGTGGCTTACGTTGTAAACGGTATAATAATTCACTAAAAAACAGCTCAAAAGTAAGTGGTCATATGACTGGAAAAGCGGCTGACTGGTGTTCGTCTGTTACATCAAAAAGAATTAAGAGAATAGACCTTTGTAAATCACTTGCAATGCTACCTCACCATTTTTTCTGTTATACAGATGAAACTAGAAATAATGGACCTATGGGAACGTCCATTCATTATGAGGTTAAATGAGTGCTGAAACATTACTACCTTTAATAGGAACAGTAATCACAGGGCTTGTAACTTTAACTGGTGTTATTATCACAAATAAAACGAGTGGTGACAAGATACAAGCTGACATGAAAGTGCATCAAGCAGTTATAGAAAATGAACTTAAAAACATTGAAAAACGGCTAGATGAAAATGAAGACATTGTAAACCAAGTACCAAGACTTGATGAAAGGGTGAGAAATCTTGAAAAAAGGCTTAGCATCAAAACTTGATAAAATGGGAAAGAACCTACGTAAATCTGATGTATATTTGACACTTGCAGTATTCAACTGTTTTTGGGTAATGGTGGTGTCAATTATTCTTATGTTTCGTGAGGGAACAGTAAATGATGTCATTGTAACAGCTTGGTTTACCCTTTGGGCAGTAGAACTTTATGCTTTAGCTTCAATTAAGAAAGAAAAAGAGAGGACAAAAAGAAATGATAACAAAAGAGAGATTGATGGAAATTGTGAAGAAAGTGACTGAATTAACAGGAGACAATGAAGAAGTTATGACACTTCTTGCAGAAGTAACTAACGATTTTGAACCAACTTCATCGCCGTCTGATGAAGACGTAAAAGATAAAGATGGAGTTAGTTGGAAAGTAAAGTACCAAAATATGCGTGAAAAGTATATTGATAGATTTTTCAATGGAAGTAGTGGGGAAAATGAACCCATAGATGAAACCGAAGATGAAGAACTACCAAAAGAAGAAGTACAATTCGAGGAACTTTTCACAGATGGTGAGTAAGAAAGGAGAAATATTATGCCTACAAAACCTAAAATTGTAAACTTAAATCCGGATGTTTCTAAGATGCTAAACGCAATTAGAACAAATGCTTCACAGACTTATCAAGATAGAATTCCGGTAGCTACGCAAGAAAATATTCGCGAAGTAGGAAACGCAATTTTGCAGTTTTACGCCACACAAAATGAATTCCTTAACGCGCTTGTGAACAGAATTGCACGTGTTCTGATTACTTCTAAAATGTATTCTAACCCATTAAAGAGATTTAAAAAAGGTACAATGGAATACGGTGAAACAATCGAAGAAGTTTTCGTAAATATTGCAAATGCTCAGCAGTTTGACCCCGAAGTGGCTGAAAAGGAAGTTTTCAAAAGAGAGATTCCGGACGTTAACGCAGTATTCCATAGACGTAACTATGAAAACTTTTTCAAAGTTACAATTAGTGAACAACAGCTTCGAGCCGCCTTTTTATCACAGCAGGGTATTTCAGACTTGATTGCTAGAATTGTAGATAGCTTATATAGCGGGTCTGAATTCGATGAATTCCTTATCATGAAACAGCTTATTGCAGATGCGGCAACAGCGGGCAGAATGTACCCTGTGAAAGTTCCTGTACCGTCTGCGGCTTCGGCAAAAGAAATTGTAACTAAAATTAAGGGCATTTCAAACAAGCTTGAATTTATGAGCAGTAATTACAACCCTTACGGTGTATTGACTGTTTCTAAGAAGAATGAGCAGATTCTAATTATTGATGCTGAATTCGATGCAATGATTGATGTCGAAGTATTAGCTTCTGCGTTCAATATGAGTAAAGCAGAGTTTATGGGGCAGCGTGTGCTGATTGATAACTTCGCTAACTTAACAGGAGTAGTTGCGGCATTAGTCGATGAATCATTCTTTATGGTATTCGATAACCTTATTGAATTCACAGAGCAGTACAACGCACAGGGCTTGTACTGGAACTACTTCTTACATGTGTGGAAAACGTTCAGTACGTCGCCGTTTGCAACTGCTATCTTGTTCTTAACAACTGATATTGCAGTAACAGGCGTAACAGTAACGCCTGCTGCCGCAACAGTCCATAAAGGCTCGAACATTGTACTCACTGCAAATGTAGCAGGAACAGGCTATCCGCCAAGCGAGGTAACTTGGGCTATTACCGGAAACACTTCTAACAAGACTTACATTTCGCCGTATGGAGTGTTGTATATTGGAGACGATGAAACGACAGATACGATTACAGTTACAGCTACTTCCGATTATGATAAGTCTAAGAACGGTACTTCTACAATCACAGTAGAATAATGAAAAAAGGCGGGGTTTATCCCCGCCAAATATAAAGGAGATATTCATGGCATTTATAGAAAGTGATTATGAACCGAAAACAGAGGTGCGCATCTTAGCAAGCGTTCCAATGGATAACACTTATACCGACCAAATATGTTGGGTGCAATACCCGCAAGAAGTCGCACAAGACTATCAAACTGAATATTTCAAAGCAAAGACAAAATACACTTTCACAGAATTTACATACCAACGTACCGACAGCAAAGTAAAAGGCGGTAGACCGCAGCACACGATTCGCGTACCTCTTTCAGCAAACCAACTGCAAAGTGTAAACTATCTTATGTGGAATAATAACAATAAGTGGTATTATGCTTTTATAAATCAAGTGAATTGGATTAACGATAACTGTGCTGAAATTGTGTATGAAATTGACATGTACCAAACATGGCAGTTTAAGATGGAAGCGAAAGAATGTTGGGTTATAAGAGAGCATCCTGCTTCTGACGGCTATTTTGCAAACACAGAACCGGAACCTATCAACGTGGATTATTATGACGTTGCAAGTTCTACGATTATAGCCCCCGACCTTGGAAAACGTTCGATCGTTATGCTTGCTACAGAAAATGTCACAGGTGATTTTTCAGAGCCCGATATGTTAGATGGTATATTTTGCGGACTTTATTATAAAGCAGTTTCTGCAATAAGCGGTGCAGCTGAAGTAAAAACAACTTTAGACGCTTTCACAGCAGGCGGAAAAACCGATGCTATCGTCGCAATTTATATGACAATTTTACCCCCACAAAAAGGAAGCATTGCAGGTGCTACGGTTAAGGACAGCGGCATCGCAGTTAAGTCGTTAAAGATGGGTAGCGGTTACACCGCAAAGCACGCGAAACTTGCGTCTTATCCATACAGATTTTTTAAGGTTCGAAGCTATTCCGGTGACGAGGTAATTTTATATCCGCAGTTATGTGAAGATGGAACTGTCTCATTCTATTTTTACGAAGCAGGTAATACACAATCATGTGTTATGCTAGTGCCTAAAAATTATCAAGGCAGAGGGCTTTCAAACGAAAACAGTGTTACATTCAGTGAGACAATAGCTGTTCCTTGGATTTACGACAACTTCACTAACTATATGGAACAAAATAGGCTAAAAATTCTGACCAATATCGGCGGAGCGGCTATTAGTGGTTACGGAATAACAAAAAGTGCAGAGGGTGCTTTAATGGGTGGTGGACTTGCCTTATTATCGGAATACGGAAATATGATGACGCAATATACACGCCCCGACCAAGAGCGCGGCACAGCTATATCCGGAAGTACGGCTTATGCGTGTGGCAGAATTGGGTTTGAAATCATTGAATACGTCGCTAACGCAAATTGTGCTAAACGCTTAGATGCTTATTTTAACTCTTATGGTTATGCCACAAACAGATACAAAGTACCTAGACAATGGGGCAATTCACCTTTTAACTATGTACAAACAGGCGGTGCAGTATTCGGACGAGGAAACCTAGGTTCCGCCCCAGTAGACGCGGTTAACGTTGTAAAAGCGATGTTTGATGGCGGTGTAAGGCTTTGGAATAAGGACAGCATTTCTCAAATTGAGTAGGTGATAACATGAATAATAAAATAAATTCGATACAAGGGTGGAACCCCTTGAGAGATGGATGGAAGAACAGGATAAAAGCTCGTGTAAGAAACCAAAGAACTTTCATTGATTATATCACGCGATTAGAAGAACTGTATATAAACATGTGGGAGTGGCAAAACTTGCCGGACACAGTAGACGCAAGATATCTTGAGCTTGTTCTTTGTGAATATGGGTATGCACTTTATTTCAACGATGAAACAATCGGAAATCTAGCGCTTACTTGTATGATAGGTGGAAATCTTAACGTGTATAGAATTCCAACATTCAGACGTGCATATGCTACAAACGGTTATCAGAAAAGCTGCACTGACAAAGACAGCGTGCTTATTTTCAATAATTATCTGCATACGCCTGCTATGGAAACATTAGTGCTTTATGCAGAACGGCTTACAAACATAGAAAGAGCAATCGAAGTAAATGTAAACGCTCAAAAAACCCCTGTTCTTATTAAATGTAACGAAAGCCAAAAACTTTCCATGAAAAACGTATACGAACAATGGAATGGAAATGAGCCTGTTATTTACGCGTCGAAAGGGTTAAACCCTAGCGATATTGACGTTTTACGAACGGATGCGCCTTATGTCGCAAATGATTTATACATGCTGAAAAGACAGACGCTGAATGAAGCTTTAACGTTTTGCGGAATTGACAACGCAAACACAGAAAAGAAAGAGCGGCTAGTTTCAACAGAAGTTTCATCGTCTCTTGGTGCGGTTAAAGCACAACGGTATATTGCACTTAACGCAAGACGGCAAGCGGCAGAGAAAATAAATAAAATGTTCGGCACAAATATAGAAGTTAACTTTAGACAAGAATTCGATATATTCAATCCGGATGGAACTACAACTTTAGATGAAACGCCAAAGCTAGTAGAGCCGCCACAACAAAATGGAGGTGAGTAATAATGGCACGATATACAATCGAACTAGGAAAGCTAATAGAAAGTGGTTATCCTCTTTCATTCGGAAACTACCCCATATTCGATGAAGAATACAGAAGCATTTTAGAGCAAAAAGTAATAGACCATTACTATTTCAACGAAATCGGTGCTGAAACCGCAGACAGGTTTTCTTTCTATCTTAGACGAAAAATGCGCGAGATAATGCCGTATTACAACAAGTTATATGCAACTACACTGTTAGAATTCGACCCTCTTGTTACAGAATACTATGAAAATGGGTATAAAGAAATATTAGGTATTTCTAGAAACCTATATGCTGACCTTGGAAGCAAAAGGGATAATAGCGGACGTGAAGCATCGAGCGAAAAGGAATTAAAATCATATACAGGCAATGAAGATTCAATTCTTTCAGAAGTAGGAAAAGAAACAACAGGACAAACTACAAATGAAACAGAACTAGAAACAATTCAATCTAATCAAGTCACGACAAACGACTTAACAGCGCAGACAGATACTACTAACAGCGGCACAGGAAACACTACTACCTGGGGTCTGAAAGATAACGTGTTTAGTGATGTACCGCAGGGAAAAATTGATTTTAAGATGCTTGTAAAAGCGGATGGAGAAACAACAATAACAGGTGACGGATATGCAACTACAGCAACTTATGATAAAACAAGAGAAAACAGCAAAACAGTAACGGAAGAAACATCAAGTAGTACTACAAAAAACACAGGTACAGTTGATGTGACTGGAAATAGCACTAGAAACAACACAAAAGACGGAAAACTGGATAAAACTATTGATGACACAAAAACAACCACAGGTAAAAACACACAAATATATAATGAGAACAACACGATAGATTACGAAAAGACAAACGACAGAAACGAGAAATTTAGACAAAATAGAAAAGAGAAAGAAAAAGAAAATACAGAACGAGACAAAAAGGAATACACCAAAGGAAGAAAAGGGTTCTCACCAAGTAAATTATTGCAAGAGTATAGACAGCAGATACTGAATATTGATATGCAAATTATTGATGATTTAGAAGAACTGTTTATGCTAGTTTATTAAGGAGGATAATATGAATAATTGTAAAAAACCGCCTATTCATTGCCACAACGAAAAGCCGAACTTCCCTTGCGTCCCGCCGGACAAACCTAACTTTTGCCCTAAGCCGTTGCCGCCGAAACCGCCATTCATGCCGCCAGTACCAAGCATAGTTGAGGGACAGTCTTTATATGAAGCTTTCAATATTCTCAATGGAAGAGTAAACGCAATGTGCAATACATACAATAACGTGATGCACAACTGCTATGAAACGCTTGAAAACTTATATAGAGAAGCAGAAGCTAACGGTTCGTATTATAACAAATGCGAAGTTTATGTGGAAGACGGATACAACGCAGACCAAGGTGCAACGTATAAGCTAATTCACAAAGCAGTAGTTGATAGACATAATAACCCTATTAGAGTAGAACTGCATCTTGCGTATGGTAATACTACGAACAGCAAAATTGAACAAAAGTTAAATTCCGCTTCAATGGTTGAACTCGCTGACAAGATTTTTATGGCGCAGCCTATAAGCGAGGACGGTTGGTATGGTGTAAACATTTACAAAGGTGCGCCAATTCCAACGAGCGATGCAAACCAACTTTTCACAGTAGGCTTTACTAGACGCGGTTTTATGCGCGTGTATAACAATACAGTAACTACAGACCAACTTATCAATGATACGATTGAAAACTCCATGGGGTGCGCAGGTGTTGTTATTCAGAATGGACAGTTATGCGACGGAAACTGGATTGCAAATATTCCGAACAAAGACATACAAACAGCACGTATTCTTATGGGGCAGAATATCAATACAGGGGAAGTAATATGGCTGACATGTGACGCTACAGACAATGTATCGCATAAAGGCTTGACAACAGAAGCGGCAGCTAAAATTCTTTTGCAATACGGGTGCTCTATCGCAGTAGAACTTTGTAGCGGTGCAAACACTGGTGCAATGGACAAGGGACAAATGCTGATTCCTACTAAAGACGGTTCAATGCCTAAAGCATATGCTTACTGGTATATCACTAGACGGTGTGAATACAGAAACGACTTTCAGAGAGAAATAGCAGAATTGACACAAAATTACGGGTATGTGGTATGGCAACAGTATGCTAACGAACTTCAAATTGAAGCTGCACGAAAAGAAATTGCACAAGAGGTAGAAGACAGAAAAAAAGCTGACGAGCTGTTACAAAACAACATTGACGCGGAAGAAACGGCTCGAAAAGAAGCAGACAACACACTGCAAGCAAACATTGATGCAGAAGAGCAGGCGCGTCAAGATGAAGATAACAAACTGCGCGAAGCTATTAACGAAGAAGCGCAAACAAGGTTACAAGAGGACACAAAGCTAAACACTGCTATACAGAATGAAGCTACACAAAGACAAATTCAAGATGAAGCACTTTCTAACAGAATTGTAGCGTTAAATACACGCGTTACAAGAAACGAAGAAAGCATAGCAGGTCTTACAGAAATCACGACGAACTTAAATAACACAGTTACTGAATTAAATAAGCGTGTAACATCCATTGAAACTGGTTATACTGAAATAAGTAATAACCTAGTTGACCTTACAAAAATCGTAAACGATGTTAAAAATCAAATCACAAAAATCGAAGCAGGAACGACAGATTTACCATATGTTAAAAATGTTGATGGAACCGCAACAGGTTATATCCAAGTAAACCAGAGTGCTACTAGCGGTGTAGCAACTGTTGGAACACAATATCACAATGAAAACTTTACACGTGGAGTAAAGTTAAAATCCGCTAGTGCCGGAAACAGTATAGAGGTAACAGAGGGAACGACGACTTCCAGTGTAACGTTTACACCTACTGCAACAGATGGTACTAGAGTTGGAGGAGTTGCTACGCCACTTTCTGATAGTGATGTAGCGACAAAGAAATACGTCGACGAAGCGGCGGGGCAAGTGCCAGTTGACCCGAACAAAATGGATAAAAACAACGGTGTGGGAACTGGTACAACTAGACTTGAAAACCTAGTAGTTACTGGGGATACCACACTCGACATGGTTAACGCACAAACTGTTACGATTGGTGAAAGCATTATTGTGCCCACACCAACAGGAGATACGAATGCAGCTACGAAAAAATATGTTGATGATACAGCGCGAACTATTGCTGAAAATGAGGTTGCAAAAGGGTTAGAGTCGTTAGAAGATGCTTCAACGCCGTTACCATATATCGCTAAAAATAATGGAAGTGGTACTGGAACAACGGTTCTTGAAAATCTGCAAGTAACAGGAAACACTCTTATTAAAACGCCGACCGCCGCAATGCAAGCCGCAAATAAACAATACGTAGATGACGTTGCAAGCGGGCTTATCCCTAGTGGAAAATATCTTGAAACACGTGGCGGTACTATGGAGGGCGATATCGCAATGGCTGGTAACAAAGTTACAGGACTTGGAACGCCTAGTGATAACGCTGATGCGGCTACCAAAGTTTATGTAGACGAGCAAGTGGCGGCACAAAGCCCTGCCGGAAAGTACTTACCATTATCAGGCGGAACCATGAGTGGTGATATTGAACTTGGAACAAACGCTATTAAAGATGGAACGCATAGTTTAAAGTTTAATAATGGAGTGCAGATAGACAATCTTACAGTAAACGGTGATGCACTTAGTGGTCTTGCTATCCCTACAGCTAACACAAACGCAACGCCAAAACAATATGTTGACGGGCTGATACCATCAGTTGTTGCACTTACAATGAGTGCATCGGCTTGGAACAGCACAGCAAAAACGTATAGTTTTGAAACTGCATATCCGTTTGTAAACTATAACATTGCAATCGAACTTGCGGCAACTGCTACAGACGCACAGATTACAGCGTGGGGTGATGCAAAGATTTTAGGAAGTGCTACAGAGAACGTAGCGACAGCGAAAGGGACAGTACCGAAAGTTGATATTCCTATTATCTTAACAGCTACACCAAAGAAATACATCGGATAATTCCTCTATTTTAATATATGGTTTTAAGGGTAAGGGGTGGGTATAAAAATTATGAAAGAATATGGTTTAAGTTTATTACAAATGCAAAACATTATAGCGGTGCTTGTAGTAGGTGCTTATGTGTACCTTGCATGCACAGGAAAAATTGATGCAGACAGTGTTAACAATGTTACGTTGATGGTAGTTGGTTTTCTTTTCGGAAATCAAGCTAAGAAAGGAGAATAAATATGGAATGTAAAAATTGCACACACTTCTTAGTGTGTAGATACAAACAGAGTTTAGAAGACATTAAAAATCTGATGAATTCATACGGAGAAGTATTTGACTGTACGGTTACGTGCCTGTTTGCAGAAGAAGTGGGTGAATAAAATGGGATGTCTTATGGTTATCGTTATCGCAGTATTATGCGTGCGGATTTATTTGAATGGAGGGATATAACCATGGAAGCATATATAATAGCACTGGTTCTAGGTTTATTCGTCGTGTATATTGTACTCAATGATTATAAATAACAGAAAGAGAGGTAAAATAAAATGGGATGTAGTGTTAAAACTGGAAATTTTGGAAGCGACGGTGGCGGAATTATTCCTATACCGGAAATTAAATTTGTTGGTGAATATGAAGTAAAAGTGGATTACAGCACAAACCCTATATATTTCACTGGTGTGCCAGTTGAGCAAGGAAAAAATTACCTCGGAATTTTATATCTTCCAAATTCAATCGGACCAAATGCAATTGCATTTACAGGGTATGTTAATGTTTCGGGGGGTCAACAAATAAAGTCAAATATAGTTCTACAAGACGGAGTAGGCAACAGGGCTAACGGTGATGGAATAGTAACATTCAATAACCTAAACAACAATATATCTATAGGTTCGCCTAGTTATAGCTTTCAACAAGGAAAAACTTACAAACTTAGTTTATATGAATTTACAGTATAAGCCCCTTACGGGGCTTATAGATTTAGTACAATCCCAGTTCCTCCCATTGTAAGTATGTACCAGTGCTATCCTTTCCGATACTTGCCTACCACTGGTAGCATCTTCCATTGTACTAAATTCAGTACAATCGTACATCGCCTATATACGATGCGACATCATGTACACATTTACGTACAATGGTAGTATGTACCAGTCCTATGCTTTGCGTTCCAGTTCTTGCCATTGTACTAAAACACGTACAATTCCAGTTCTTTCCATTACGTACCTACCCCTGTCAGTATCTGACAGCATAGCTTCCAGTAATTACTTACATTGTACTAATATCAGAACAACTTGCAGAAAAATTTTGCTGTTAGGAATTGGCAGTCAAATCTACCAGTATACACCAGAAAATGACACAAAGTGTAAAAAAATTACCAGATAACACCAATTATAGTAAATGTTTTACAAAATTGTTAAGGGGAAACTGGGTGCGACTGGAAAAATACAGTAAA